AGCGATGGCGGTAGATCGCGCTTTGATGCCCTCCATGATGGCGGGGCAGTCGATGGATGTCCCTCTGCCGCCTGAAGAGTCGGTGGTGGTGGAGTTGCCAGATGGGGGCATGGAGATCAATCTCTCCCCGGAACCTGCTCCTGCTGCCAATCACAACGACAACCTTGCAGAGTTCATTGATGATTCCACCCTAATGAACATTGGGTCGGAACTCTCTACACTCTTCGAAGCCGACAAAGATTCCCGTAAAGAATGGGAAACCACCTACATCAAAGGGCTAGACCTTCTAGGTCTTAAAATTGAAGATCGCACCCAGCCTTGGGAAGGAGCCTGTGGTGTCTTTCACCCCATGCTCTCTGAGGCGATTGTTCGGTTCCAAGCCCAGTCTATTCAAGAAATATTCCCGGCTCGTGGCCCTGTTCAAACGAAAATCTTGGGCGAAGCCACCACCGAAAGAACCCAACAAGCCGAGCGGGTTCAAGAGTATTTAAACTATCTCTTGACTGAAAGAATGAGCGAATACCGCTCAGAGACTGAGAAACTGCTCTTCTCACTCGCCCTCTGCGGCGCTGCATTTAGAAAGGTCTATTACGATCCTTCACTGGGTAGACCCGCTTCGCTCTTTGTTCCAGCCGAAGATTTCGTGGTGTCTTACGGCGCAAGTGATTTGATTACTTGTGAACGCGCCACCCATGTGATGAAGAAAACCTACAACGAGATTCGTAAGTTGCAGGTTTCAGGCTTTTATGCCGACATCGAATTGCCACCTCCGTCCCCCGATATCACTGAGATTCAAAAGTCTTACGACAAATTGAACGGTGAATCCAAGGGCATGGATTTGGATTCGCGCTATACCCTTTTGGAAATGGTCGTGGACTACGACCTGCCGGGCTTTGAAGACACCGACGAGATGGGTGAACCCACCGGTATCGCACTGCCTTACGTCATCACCATCGACAAATCTTCACGCAAGATTCTCGCGATTCGTCGCAACTGGTATGAAGATGATCCGCTCAAGAAGCGCCGCCAGCATTTCGTTCAATACACCTACATCCCCGGTTTGGGGTTCTACGGCTTTGGACTCGTTCACCTTGTCGGTGGATTAGCCAAATCTTCAACGTCCATCTTGAGACAGTTGGTGGACGCGGGAACCCTCTCCAATCTTCCGGGCGGTTTGAAAACTCGCGGACTCCGGATCAAAGGCGACGATACCCCCATCATGCCGGGAGAGTTCCGTGACGTAGACATTCCGTCCGGAACCCTACGCGAGAACATCACCTTCCTCCCTTACAAGGAACCTTCTGGAACCCTGTATCAGTTGCTAGGCAACATCGTTGATGAAGGTAGACGGTTTGCTTCGCAAGCCGACATGAAGATTGCCGACATGAACGCTGAGGCTCCGGTCGGAACCACCTTAGCCATCATCGAACGATCCATGAAGGTGATGTCAGCGGTCCAAGCCCGTTTACACGCCTCCATGAAGAAAGAACTCAGACTTCTTTCTCAGTTGGTTTATGACTACGGTCCCAGCGAATACCCCTACGATATTCCCGGCAAAGAACTGACCAAGGAAGATTTCGATGATCGAATCGATATCATCCCGGTTTCTGATCCGAATGCGGGAACCATGGCCCAGCGGATCATGAAATATCAGGCGGCATTGCAACTTGCCGCCCAAGCCCCGCAGTTATACGACCTCCCGCTTCTGCATAAACAAATGATTGAAGCACTGGGCATTGCCGATGCCAGTGAAGTGATCCCGCAGGAGGACATCCCTCCTACAGACCCGGTCACAGAGAACATGAACGCCCTGCAGATGAAGCCCATCAAGGCATTTATCTATCAGGACCACGAAGCCCACATCCAAACTCACATGTCTTTTGGGCAAGACCCACGTTTACAGGGGATGCTCCAGCAGGCTCCTCAAGCCGCTCAAGCCCTGCAAGCCTCCCTTGCCGCCCATGTGTCGGAACATCTGGCCTTTGCCTACCGCGCACAGATCGAAAAGCAGTTGGGCATGAAACTGCCTCCTCCGGAAGAACCCCTCCCAGAGGACATCGAATACCGGATTTCCCAGTTGGTCGCCCCTGCCGCCGCTCAAGTTTTGGGCAAAGCCCAACAAGAAGCCCAGCAGCAGCAACAGCAGCAACAGGCTCAAGACCCGGTCCTTCAGATGGAAATGCAGAAACTGCAACTCCGGGCGCAGGAAATCCAGCAGAAAGCCCAAGCCGACATGGCCCGTGTCCAAGCGGACATGCAGAAAGCGCAGATGCGCCTACAGGCCGAACAGGCCCGTCTCAAGGCTCAAGAGCGTATCGAAGGGGCGCGTCTGGGTGTTCAGATCGCGACAACCAACACCGACAACGAACTGCGTACCAAAGAGATCGCCTCCAAAGACAAGGTCGAAGGGGCCAAGTTAGGAGTCGAAATCGCACGGGAAATGCTCTCCGTGCAGCAGCGTGAGCAGGAAAAGAATGCAAAACGCCAGCGATAATTTAGCCGAATACCTCAGAAAGTCCTTTCGCCAGCAGATGAACGATATGGCTGATCATATCGCAGGCGGCGGTTGTCAGGACTTCAATGAGTACAAGAGGTGTTGTGGTGTCATAGAGGGGTTAGCCCGTGCTGAACGGGAACTACTTGACCTCACAAAGCAAATTGATGATGATTAAACGGCTTAACAAACTCACTGTGTAAACAGTGCAACCGCCCCACATGGGGTGCAAACGCCGAAAGGTGCAGGAAAATATGTCAAAAAACGACGAAAAAGTCGCAAGTCAGTTACCCAAACCGACTGGGTACAAACTCCTCATCGCCCTCCCCAATCCAGAAGAGAAAACCGAAGGTGGCATTCTCAAGGCTTCTTCCACACTGGAAGCCGAAGAAATTGGAAGCATCGTGGGTTTCGTCCTCGCGACGGGGCCAGATGCTTACAAGTCCCCTGACCGTTTCCCTTCCGGTCCCTACTGCAAAGAAGGGGACTGGATCATGATGCGTTCCTATTCGGGAACCCGCTTCAAGGTCCATGGGAAAGAGTTCCGACTCATCAACGACGATAGCGTTGAAGCCATCGTTGAAGACCCGCGTGGAGTGGTGAAGGCATGAGCGTAGAAGCCGCTGAAATGTCCAAAGAGGACAAGTTCTTCGGGGTAACCACCCCGCTGCAAATCCCTGAAAAGAATGAACCTGAGGCGAAAGCCACAGAGCAAATCGAACTAGAGATCGTCGATGATCTTCCCAAGCAGCCGGTTAAACAGGCTGAGAAGGAAGAGAACGACGAAGAACTGTCGGACTACAGTGACAAAGTCCGCAAGCGCATCAACAAACTCAAGTACGAGCAGCACGAAGCCCAGCGCCAACGTGAGGCCGCTGAGAGGATGCGCGAAGAAGCCATCCGATTTGCCCAGCAAGTCGTGGCTAAAAATCAGCAATACGAATCGCTGATCCAACGCGGGGAGGGAGCCTTAGTCTCCCAGATCAAAGCCCGTGCAACGCTTGCCCTAGATCAAGCAAAGTCTTTGTATAAAGACGCTTACGAAGCCGGTGACGCTCAGAAGATCATCGAAGCCCAAGAGAAACTCCTCAATGCCCAAACGGAGGTTCGCGAGGCAGAGAAACATGAGCGTGTTCTCCAAAACCGTCCTCGTCAGCAGGCTCCGCAACCTCAGTACACGCCGCAGAACTATGTTCCGCCGCAGCCTCAGGTTCCGCAGCCCAGTCAAAAGGCACTGGATTGGACCAAGAGAAACCCTTGGTTTGGTCCTCAAGGCAACCGTTCCATGACCGCGTTGGCCTATGGAATTCATGAAACACTGATCCGTGAGGAAGGCGTACAAGCCGACACGGATGAGTACTACCAGAAAATTGATGCTGCCATGAGGCAGCGTTTCCCTGATTACTTTGAGAAGGATGACGGAGTCCAAGTATCCGTTTCAACCCCTCAACGCACCCCCTCAACCGTGGTCGCACCGTCAAATAGAAACAACGGCGCAAGACCACGCAAAATCCAATTGTCTGCTTCACAAGTCTCTCTCGCCAAGAGACTTGGCATTTCCCCTGAGCAGTATGCCAAACAACTCATCAAGGAGAGTTCAAATGGCTGATGAGCGCAAAATTCGTATCGACCGTGCAGCCGAATCGCGTCCCAGTGACTCGTGGCTGCCGCAATCCGCACTACCGATCCCGGAACCGAAAGATGGTTGGGTATTCCGCTGGATTCGCACTTCTTCTTTGGGACGTTCGGATAACACCAACGTCTCTCGTCAAATGCGTGAGGGCTGGGAACCTGTCAAGGCAGAAGATCATCCTGAGTTGAAGATCATGTCTGACATCAATTCTCAGTTCAAAGGCAATGTCGAAGTGGGTGGTTTGCTGCTTTGCAAGGCTCCCCTTGAGAAGATGCTGCAACGCCAGAAGTACTTCCAAGAACTTTCTGATCGCCAGATCGACGGTGTGGACCGCAGTTTTCTGCGGGAAAATGATCCGCGTATGCCGCTCCTTAATCCGGAGCGTTCAACGCGCACCACTTTCGGACGAGGATGATTCCTTTTCTTTCCACTTTTAGAGGTAACTTA